TAAACAAGTCCGTTCTGGTCCGGTCATCCAGCCCGGTGACGTACTCGTGAAACTTGCTGTGGTCACCTTCATCGATAAGGCGCGACACAACATCGAACGGCGACTCCTCAATGACGTGCTTCACCTTGCCCAGGTAAAGCGAGATACCCACTCCAAATAGCGCGAGGCATTTCACGAGAGCCCTTTGCTGCGCGTCACTGATATCCCTGCTGGTCGGGTTTGGTATCGCTGCGTTCTTGTGGTTCATTACCGGCAGCGTTTGCTCCATCGTCTTGCCATCTACAGTGCAGACAGCTTTGACCATGCAGGTTCCGTCCTGGAAGAACACCGGGTCTGCGTAATAAAAGTTAGCGTCCGGGTATTCCTCACTCACCAGGTTCCAGGCGTAAGCCCAGCTCAAGAAGTCGAGCTGACCTTTGCGCTCAATGCCTGGCGTTACATCTTTCCTACTTAGCCTTACAAAACGATTCCCTTCTTTCATTTAGCCTCCTTCTTTTTCGCTGATGAGCCAATCCAAATAGACCCTGGCCTTTTTCAAGTCCTCAATGCCGTTCTTGTACCGCCATCTCAAGACATATTTCAGCAGGGCGCCCTCGTAGTGAAACTCGATGGCCGTACCTTGCTGCTGCTTGATAATGTCGATTACCTCGACCGGCCCGACCGTATAATGCTGAGGGTGATTAACCGCGTCAGGCTTCACCAACGTGCACTCCGGCTTAACGTCAGCAGGAAATGGCCGGTTGTCGTAGAACCTCGATGTCACGTCGTTCCAGTCTGTTGCGTTTGAATCGTTAATACTCATTGCACGCCTCCATCCGTTCTTCCGCTACCTCAACTACCGACCACGCCTGTTCGCACAGCGCGTCCCACGCCTTGCTGTATGCCGTCACGTCTATTACATGGGCATCTGCCAGCTCGCGTATTGAGCTCATAGGAATCTCTTCCACCTCTGACACGTCGCGTATCAGCTGCCACAGCTCTGCGCGCATGTGTTCCCTCTCTAACTCAGACCGCATACTTCCTCCTTATCTTGCTTCCGAGATTCATGTACTCAATCTGCGGCACGCCATCGATCACAACGCCGCACGAGATGATTGGCTTCTTGGCAAAGTTCTTGCCGTAGGCAAACGCCATGTGCTTCTGATTGACCCCGCAGCCGACCGCTAGACCCCAGACCAGTTCCTGGTCAGTGGCCGTGGCACTGATGCCCGCGTTGCTGTGGTTATGACCCGACACGGTGCAGCGCATACGCTGCTCTGCGTCCTTACGGAACCCGTTAATGCCGCCGGCAGTTTCACCGTGGTGATAGAGCACGTTGTCGATCTCAACCTGGTTGGCTACCGTCCAGCCCTCCGGCATTCCGAGCAGCTCCTCGATGGGCTTCATGTAGATGCTGGGCGCCATGCCTAGCTTTGCCATCTGCCTGGCGGGGATGCGGTCATGGTTGCCCATGATCAACGTCGCCACCGGGAAAGCCTCATACCAATCCTGGGCGCGCTCAAAGGCAGACTCATACTCGCCCATCACGTTATGCAGCATTGGCTCAGAGTCGTGAAATGACAGGCTGTGGTTATCAACAAAGTCGCCAATGTGGACGACCGTATCAACACCGTGCCGGTCAAACGTCTCCTGGCAAAACTCCAGGTAGCCATCGAGCTCATAGGGCAGGTGAGTGTCGCCGATGATGCCGACCCGCTTACCCATCTGCCTCTCTGGCTTTATGTTGTTGGCACGAGCTGCGCGCCTCTCTACCTGCTCCAGGCGCTCCTTGAGACTCTTGCGGTCTATCCCGATTGCCCTGGCTGCGTCTGCCTTGGTTAGCCCCTCGATATACACCAGCTCGACGGCCTCTCGCTGCTTCTCTGTGGCGCAGTACAGCAGCAGGTCCTCAACTGATTTCAAGCGGCTTTCTAGTGGGGACATAGCTTCTGATTTCATAGTCGGATTCCTTTCCGCTGTAGAAGTTTTCGATTTCAACCTCGAGTCGCCGGGACTCCTCGAGATACCACGTTGAGATGGCTGCGGTATTGTTGCGAGCGTACTGGGCTCGCGACTTGCACTCCGACCTCCGAATAAGCGCATTAAGCGCCGCGTCAGACTTGTCTGCTCCGTAGACTGATCCATAAACCTCCCTGTATAAATTTGTGTGCGCTACTGGATGGGCTTCCACATAACCGTGACATGCGGCACATAGCGAAAGTGCATTGAAGGGGTCATATCTCACCGCATATCCATGCGTCCCGTGCATCGTTATGCCCCTGCCTATAAAGTGGCTGCACTGCAGACCCTGCCGATTGCGATCTGAATAATCAGTCTCACAAAGCTGACAGTGCCAGGGCCGAAGCTCGCCGTTGATCGTCGAGGCCATGCGGATACACTTGGAAAAGTGTGCGTCCGCAGAGGTCCTCTTAATCTTCCCGAACGCCATCCGTAGCCTCCTGAATGTTCCAGTAAATTAAGTAGAAGGCGTCGCACTCTGTGCAGCTGAGATTGCTAACAATCAGCTCACGTCCCTCGTCGTCTTCATCGTCGTGATCGCCGCCCCAAATCACTGGGGCGCCGCAGCAGTAGCAGTTCAATGAACCAGCCGAAGATGTGGCTTTGGGTCCGGGTCAAATTGAACATCCAGCTCGATTGGGTGTACCCACATCAGGCGCATTCCGTCCGTCTCAAAGTTCACATACTCGACCGCCTCTGGCTCTGACATGCCTCCATCCATCAGCTTGGTAATGACGCCCTCTGATGAGTACACCGGGACCGGCGAACCGTCCTCGCTGTAGACGCAACCCAGGAGGCAGTCTCCGTACTCCTCTAGCAAAACTATCTCCTCTGTCTCTACTTCATCGTCCATGATTCAATCCTCCTCAAAGTCTTCTGCGTCCAACTTGGATTTGATAAAGCGCCTGTACCAGTCGTCGCCGCCTATCTCATCCCACTCCGAATAGTCCATGCCCCGGTCTGCGATCCACTGCAGCCTCTTGGGGCACACCCGTTTTGTTTCGCAAATCTGGATCTCTCCGCCCCGGGCTAAAAACTCCTCAACCTGCTGGGCTATGACATCCCTGTCTTGATCCTTTCCCATTACTTTTCCCCTCCTACCGCAAGGGCCGTTTTGACGTGCTCCATCACGATGTCCTTCAAGTGCTCAGGCACATGGGTGTCGAAAAAGGAGCGTTGCCGCTCCCTTGTATCCATTTGCAAGATCGCTTGTGCGTAGTGCCGGGGAGGATGTGCTGCATCCCACCAACTGCGGGCACTCATGAGATTTCACACTTGTCACCCTCGCAGGCAGATTGGTTACCCGCCTCGGTGAAGTCGTCACCCGCCTCATACTCAGCCAGCTTCGACCAGTCGATTACCGGCTGCGCCTTGAGCAGCTTCTGGTACGTCGCCTTGTCGACGGCGTTCAGAGGTGCCTGTGTGAAGGTGTTGCCCTCAAACTTCGGGAGGAATGACACGCCAGTCATCTGATCCCAATGAGTCCACATATAGTCAACCATCGGGAACCATGAATCGTCGTTGTAATAGACGGTCATGCTCACCTGGTGGTCGGCGTAATAGGTGTTGTACAAGGCGCCCAGTTTTAGCTGGTCAACCGTGCCAACCTCCTCGGTGGTCAGTGACTCCTTTGGCGACTCCATCGGGAAGCTGAAGATCGTTGTCCCGAAGGGGTCCATCTCGCACGGCTCATTCGGCACACCCTGATCCTTCAAGAACGCCGTCAGCGGATCTGTGTTCGCCTGGCGCACCGTCCTAACCACATAGCGCGAGTAGCGTGGGTGGATGCCGCTGGATGATCCATTCAAAAGCGAGCTGGTGCCCTCGGGCTTGATGGTCGTTATGGCAGCAGACGGGTTAATCCCCAAACGCTTAGCCCAACGCTTGTTCACCTCGCGGGCCTGCTTCCGCATAGCGGTCAGCCACTCGATGAGAACCTTCTCTCCCTTCTTGCCAGACATGACAGGGTGGTCACATATTCCGGTCAGGCTGACACCCAGAAGCGCCTCCTCTTCACAGTGGTTTCTCCACTTGGCTCGCAGGAATCGAAAATCTGTGAGCGATGCCTGGAGCGTCCCGTAGATTG